GTGATCTGGAAATTTTTCTTTGAAGGACTCTCTACATTCTTTCCATTTAGGATGCCATTTTGTTTTATCACTTGGTGCTATCTGATGAATTATCTTTGGAATCATTTTTCTTTTTCTTTTTCTTTTTCTTTGAACCATCAAAGTTTTCTATGTCATTTTCAGACAATGAAAAATAGTTTGCCATATCTTTTTTAATAGAGCCCTTTTCAAAGTAGTTTTCTTTGAACCATTGTGAAAACGTTCCATCATCATTTTCTTGCATCATTTTAAACTTCACATAAGACTGTTTCTTTTCCTTTTCAATTCGACGAACAAAAGCAAAGTAAACAAACTGAGTGAAGTAAGAGAATGGATTGGATGATTTTTCTGGATCAAAGTTGTGTGCATACATGAGACAGTTTTCAATACCATCAGATATCATCTCATCTCGGTATGGGTAGTTGATAAAATTTGGTCTTCGTGAAAGTCTTTCTGCGATCTTTAAAAAGCATTCTCCGATATAGTCAGAAACAGGTGGTCTTGGTTCACCGCTGTCTTCTGCCTCTTTTACTTTTTCTTTCCAGTCACACATCTCACCAAAGAATTTTTTGTTATCTACATAGTGGTTTTCTTTCATGGCAATCACATCTTTCTCTTAAGTAGTTTTCATGTTCATTTTTACTTTGTAAAATTTCTTTTCTTTCATAATTTATTTTAGCAAATTCTTCAAACTCTTTCAATGATCTTTTATTGCCAAGTGAACAATTGCCAACTATTTTATTCTCTGTTAACTTTTTTAGTTGATCTCTTGATTGAAGTTCAAGTTTCCACCAACCTTTTGGTCCTGTTCCAGTGAAGTCATTCCAATACCGATTTCGTTTTGAATAATCGTGCCCGATCAAATTTGACATGGTGCTGTAAATATCATATCCATTGGTAAACAATCGTATGGAAAGATCGTCTTCTTCCCCGTTAAAAAATAACTTTTGATTGTATGGTATTTCTTTTACCATACTTCCATACGAAAAGATAAATCCTGCTTGCAACCACGGCATACGAATTGGACACTCTGATTCAGAATAAATTGCGTGTTTTTTTATCGCTAAACTTTCTTCTAAAAAAGAACCAGTTGTCAATACCGTATTTCGTTTGGACACAAATCCATCATAATTTCTATCTTTATCATAATCAAACGCAGGAAGAGCACTAGAAAGAACAGGTTTATCTACACCAGATTCCTTTAATGTATTTAAACTTGACTTGTAAAAAGTATCCCACCCAGCCTTAAATCTACTGTGTGCATCTATTTGAAGATAATATTTTTCACCCTCATATTTTCTTTGAATTATATTTCTAGCCCAGCAACACCCCAAAGATGAACGATGATTCACACGAATAATTTCTACATTATATTGTGGTTGTGGTCTTACTTCTTCGGGAGAATTTCCCCACTGATCACAAACTACAATTCTTAGATCGTCCTTTGAATCTGCGTTGTCTATACAAGAATCTATTGTTTTTTGTATTTGCGGATCTCGATATGATGCAATTGATACAAATATTTTTTCATTTTTCTGGCTCGTCATCCTTTAACCAATCCTCCACATATGGACTCCAATCGGTCCATTTTGATCCATAATCTTCTCTGTCTGTTTCAGAACTTGTATCTTTATCCTCAGAAATTTCTTCCATCGGTGATTTTGATAACCCAAAACCCATCGCTTCTTTTAATTCTTCCTCAGTAATGATAGAGTTTTCTAACATCTTTTTTAGGTGTTCAAACGGAATTGCAAGTGACATGATAATAAGTTCCTCTTTTTCGGATAACATATCATTCTTTTCTTCGTCCTCTTCGTCCTCTTCCTTTTCACCCAACATCGCTCGAATTTCTTTTTCGATGTTGTCAATCAATCCCTTTGACGAATCCAAAGGTTGATATGATGTAGAAACGCCGGTGTCTTCACGTTCTTTTTCTTTTTCATATAGATGAACAATTTCATGTGATGGTGTAAGAATATTTAAAACATATTCACTTGGAATTTTTGTTTCAATTTCAAGTGAGTGATAGAGCCAATCTCGAAGGATTGTTAACTCACTTTGTCTGCCCCTATGATCAAATTGAACCGTGGTTCTAATTACCATTGGACGTTTGACATGAAATTTTTTACCTGACGAATTTTTGATTTCACAAATTAAGTTTTCACCACTTGTTAACTTCATAATTCTGTAAGAGTTTGGAATGTCCATCACTCACCTCCCATTTTTATTCTAGTGAGTTTGTAATTGAAGTTCTCATTTTTATAAATTTTTAATCTCGCTTGATGGTGTTTGTATGTGTGGTTCACATGTTTTTTGTATCTGAGGTCATCTGCTATGTCGTAAACTGTAAGCATCTCTTTTTCCTCCGACTTTCGCAAACCACGACCAATTGATTGAAGAACTCTCACAACCGATTTGGACGGAGAAGCAAACACAATATTATTTATATTACGAATGTTAATTCCCGTCGAGCATGTTCCATAAGATGCAATCAGAATGGTGTTGGTTTGTTTGTCCATAATTTTCCGAATAGACTCTCGTTGTGAGACATCTGTTCCACCGTAAATCATGTAAGTTTTCTTTGAATCGTCCACTTTTGTTTCGATCATATCGTGAAGTGGCTTACCATGTTTCTCAACATAGTTGAAAAGAACCAGCGTATTACCTTTCAGATGCGTCACCAAATTTGTGATAAACTCGTTTCTTTGATGGTTGGAAACCAGCCAGTCCATCTCCTCCTGATATTTAAGTGATTTTGTTTCAGACAAGGATCCGTTGTGTTCGATCATCAAAGACTCGATGTTAATGTTACTGAGCAGATCCTTCTCAATCAGATTTTTGGTGGTGATGACTTTTTTGACAGGTCCAAACAAACCCTCGATCACCAACTTGTGTGTCAATGTTCCGTCAAGTGTTCCCGTTGTTCCAACACGATACTCAGCGTTCGATAACTTCGTCAGGAGTCCCGTCAGAGACTTTGCCTTGAAAAGATGACACTCATCCCCTATTACCGCTCCGAAGTCCTTAAACTCGCTCTGAGGGAGTTTATAGAGACTCTGCCATGTGCTGATGGTCACTCTTTTTGTAGACTTCTTTGCTTGTCCAGAGTAGACAGTATGGCAGTTTCGTTTTGCGTTCCATGAACTGAGATTTGAATAGTCTTCAAAGTCACTCAACATCTGAGAAACAAGACCGGTCGTGGGGACAATAATTAGAATTTTTTTGTCTTCGGGAAGTCTTGAAAGATAATAACGTATGAGAACATAAATGATAAGAGACTTTCCAGATCCAGTTGGAGACAGTAGTAAACAACGCTGTGTATTAATTGCGTGACATATTGCGTTAAATTGATGTTCATGTGGCATAATCTCCTTATCACCAAGAGACAACTTCAGACTTTTGATAAAATATTCAATGTCTTCTTTAGATTTCTTCTGTGGAAAATCACCTTGGTAATCAACAGTCAAGTTTCTTTCTTTTGCAAAAGTCAGGACGTATTTTAAAAGACCAGAGTAAATTTTTCCGGAGAGAACGTTAAAGAGACGAATCTGACCATCCCATATTTTGTTTTTGTATGCAGGAGTGTATTGATAATTGGGAACATAGAATGTAAAAAACTGGCTTAGTTCTTTCGCTAAGCCTCGCTCACACTCAACTTGAATGTATGCTGAATCTACATTTGTAATAATTAAGTCACTCATACACCATATTTATGGTGCGTAAGTTACCCAGCGAATTCTGTCATCTTGAACCAGTCAATGGCAGATCGAATGTTCCAGTTAAGATTATTGATCGCTTTCATCACACCGTCAAGATAACTTACTTTTTCTCGGATGAGTGCAACCTTGTGTTGGAGTGTAATCACTTCATCGTCCGCATTGATAAATCGGTCGATGTCAGTTTTAAGAACCGTCAAGTCAAATGGCTCCCACCCAAGTTCATCCAACTCCTCGTGGCTCATTTTACCCGTGTAATACAACCACTTTCGGTGTCGAAGTTTGATCAAATCGGTTTCGAGTTTTGAGAGAGTGAGTCTATCGTTCATCAAAAAATTCAAATACTTGTTGTGTATTTGGGGAATACGAACAGACTCCGATGCAAGATCGGTTTTGTCAATCGTCAAATCTTTTTTTACTTCTGCTTTGAGGTTTTCTATGTTCATGTGGGAATTATATCCCAGATATTATTTTTGTCAAATATCTTCAATCTCATAAGTTTCAAATATTAAAGATACAGTTGCAAGAACAGGTTCGTTATCATTTAAAACGGATGATAAATTAAAACCACTTAGTGTTGTTGGGAAGGTGTTTTTAAACATGACTCTTTTTTTGACATTGTATGTGCTGTTTGTAATCAAAAGAGCCGCATCAGAGAAAAATTGTTTTACCTGAGCACCATCAATGACCAGATTTCTGTCCTCATAGTTGTTTATCTTCTTCATCCAGTTAAATATTTCTTCATAGTTTCCCATATCCTCGTCCACGATAAACTGGACAACGAGTGGATCATGAACATATCGTCCACCTATGAATTGATTCGGTCTACCCAAACTATTCCCAATCTCAACCGGAGTGACAGTCGTTGAGGGGAATGTTACGTTTTGTGTGAAATATGAAATGTTAGGTGTTCTGAATAATTGAAACTGGAAAAAATTTGACGCAAGATAGTTATTCGTTTCCGGAACTGATGGTTTATCCGGGAAATCTGCCGTTGATCCGTCGAATCCTAGTGGTGCTTCATAACTCATACTGTATGTATAAAGAAAAAGGGGAGCCCTAAGGCTCCCCTCTCTCATCACTCAACCCTGATGGGTTAGTTTTTAGAATCCAGTGTTACCGTGAAGGTTCTTCACAGCGAACAGACGGTAGTAG